CTAGATTATATCTAACCATAAGAGAAACTTGCAACACTTTCACTTCTTCTGGTCTATGATCAAAATCCATACACTCAGGAGGAAAAGAACCTTTGCAATCTAAACAAGGTTTAGCTTTAAACTCATTTAGAATAGCTAATTTTCTTTTATGCTCTTTTCTAAAATATGAACGTCTCTTATCTAGGTCTTTGTATCCCATAAAATCGATCCCTATTGAAGCGGCCATATTCCAATGGCACTTGATGACCTTTCACCTACATAAGGCTTTCTCAGGATTCAATAGGGCACTGCTGAGAATAACTACAAAAATGAATTGATAAAGAGATAGGGACAAGCTACCCAAACCCTCACTCTAACCGCATTGTTCACCCACAATTCTCACAAAGTTCTAGAGACTTTGCTTAAGCGAATTGATCGGATTGATTACCGACACAGACCGTCTCCTAGTCAAGTTAGTAGAGCTTACCAGTCTGTTTTGCGCTCGGATGGGACTCGCTTGAACACTCCATCCTCCACAGGTTTATGCAATTAAAAAAGATTACGATCCATAGTTCGTTAGGATCTGCCTTGAAGTCGTAGAACACTTCACATTCGGCCACTTTATCAAAATTGTGGTACACTATTTCACGACTTTACGTGAACCCTGCACCTGGGTCGATCTCATTGTACACATGGTACATGAGGCATACTTCAAACGCCCCCTCTGGGCTTGTATTGTTCTGAGGGTATTTACATCTAAAATGATAATGGTCAGGGATGCAGGAATCGAACCTTGCTCCTCTGGACTCCAAGACCAGGACGCAGCCTTTACGCTAATCCCTGACGATTATCACAATCCCCAAGAATATTATACGCCTGTTCTTTTGAAGAAACATACTCTATTGAGTACGGGGGATTTAATTTTTTTCTTCTAAAATTTGTTTGGCTCAAGGGGTAGGAATCGAACCTACAACCCTTCCGTTAACAGCGGAGCACTCTGCCTGTTGAGTTACCCTTGAACGAAACAAACTCTGATTTACTTGGTGGACCTTTTCGGTAACGCTCCGAATTCTCCACATTGCAAGTGTGGCGTGTCACCTTTTATCACTGAAAGCCCACTAAGTAAACCTATTTAAAAAGTGATGTTTCTAAATTGATAATTGGTAATCTACCAAGTCTAGTTTTAAAAGCATGACACCAAACACATAATACCATTAAATTATCAATTTCATTATGTTTATGATTACCATCTATATGATCAACTTCAAGCATCTCAACAAATTTATTGTAGTCACAAACTTTACAAATTTTTCCATATACTCTAAAGGCTCTTTTTCTATATTCTGAAAGACCATCTTTATAATGGGGTGGTTGAATAGCGGAAATCCCACCAACTTTTTGTGCTTTGTCTTTACACTTTCTAGAACAAAAGGAATATCCTTTAGTTGCAGCAGCTACCTTATTAACTACACGTTCAAATTTTATTTGGCATAGAGAACAAATTAATGTGACTCGTTTTCTACGAGCTAAAGAACGACAAGTAAGAGAACAATAATTTTTCGGCTTTAAACAATTTTTAGGCTTATAAACTTCTTTTTGGCATTGCCCACAAATAGTTTTAAAAAGCTTACGAGTTTGACCATCATAACTATCTGAAATAATGTATTCCATACTTAAGTATAGCACAAATAATGAAAAGGTGCAACCTATTTTCATCAATACATTAAATGGGGCCTGATAAAATCAGACCCCATCTATGTATCGACAAATTACAGATTATGGAAGTGTGATCTTCACAATGCCTTTGGCATAGCGGATCAAGAAACCAAGATCTTCCCAAATTGCGAAGATGTCGGCCATCTTGTTCACATCTTTCATTGTCTCAACGCTCAAGTCTGTGCGGATAGCCAACACGCCGAGGTAATCGGCTGGGGCCAAGACGAAACAGGCTGAGGATGGAACAACAACAGACTCTAGAACATCAACGCCCATGATTCCACCTACGCGACCAGCCTTTAGAGCTGTGTCCTGGAAGTTAGGAGCGAAGATTCCAAGTCCACCATTTCCACTTGGAGCATTGTTAAACAACAGCAAGTCTCTGCGTGTGATGGGGTTGATGTACAACTTGCTGGCAACCAAAAGCTTTGAGCTTAGGGTTACGATTGCGGTAGCCAAGGTATACATGCTCAATCCAGTGGAACCGTTTGCGATAACAGATGGATTGTTGGTTGCAGCAGTCGTACCTGCAAGAGATGCTGCGGGTGTCTGATTAGTTAGGCCAGAGGCGAAGTTAATCAGGTTGTAACCACGAGTATCTTCCTGAAGCATGATTGATGCTTTTGCACGTTCTTGTGTTCTGTTCAATACGTCATATTTGCGGAAGTTCGATTCATTCCATCGGATCATAGGACGTGTAGAAATAGGTGACGTTTCAACACGGATACGATCAGCTAGAACTTCGAGCTGTGCTGGAAGACCTTCGACTGAGATGCTTGCGGCTGGTACATCAACATCAGCGTCGAACACTGCTTCCTCTCCGAGAGCTAACTTGTAGGTCTGGAAAAGTTGGCGAATGCGGCCTTCGTACAGAAGTTCTCGCTTTAGGGGCGATAACATCTGTTGTGCGATCTTTTGAAGTCCACCTGGGGAATTCATCAGGCGGGTGAGCTTTTCCTCAACCTGTGCGCTTGAAAGAACTTCCAGAGAAGCTTCTTTATTAATGTCGTTCATAAATATTCTCCTTTAAAGTACATGTCACCATTACTGGCAATCATGCTTACAACTAGATCTATACCTAAACTTAATTAGATTACAGACTTTACTTCTAACTGAGTTGGGCTTGAAGCAACATCGTAACTTACGACATAACCAACCAAAACTCCACTTGTTGCTGCGGAAGTGATGTTTCCACTTACGATTGCAGAAGCGTAGACAGGCTGATTGATTGCGTATGTTACTAGGTCATATGGATATCCACGTCCATCATTGAAGAGGACGAAATCTCCACCGTTGTTGTAAACGGATTCCAAACCACCACGATTGAAGTTCGTGTAGTCAAAACCCTGACCTGCTACTTCTCCATTTGCTGGCTGAAGTGGGAAAAATACGTTAGACTCAATTGCCCAGCCGAAAGGCTGACCAGTTGTGTTTGCAGCGGCCCATAGCATGAGGCTATTGGAACCTGCTGGATCTAACTGTAGAAGATTTCCACCGATAATTGCACCAGACAGAATGGGATATGCGACGGAACGATTTACTTCTTTTACTTGTCGAATTGCCATTTTGTTGCTCCTTGATTTATTTTGTATTTCTTGGCTATCGAGTCGTGCCTGATCTAGTTGTGGATCTTATTTAAAGGTCTCACATCATGTTGTGAGAAATCGGTTTCTTTTATACTTTTAAACGCATCGAACTTCTAAAACACTCAATGTCACCTTTCTCACGGAATGACAAAGTTACTTCTAAAGCTTATTGAGGACGATTCTTTGTCCCAAATGAATCAAAAATTTTCTTCAACATTGCATCTTCTGAAAGCTCTTCACCAAATGAAGGAGAGACATAAATACGACTTGCTCTCTTTGTATTAACAGTTGCAGTAGGGGCCTTAAGATCAGCAATTACTTTCTCTGTAGCTAGAAGTGCATTGTCATCCATTGCCATTAACTCTTTCTGCTTTGCCTTAATAGAATATTCAAAAGCTTTCTTCTGAGCATCTAATAGGTAAGTACCTTGATGAATTTCGCTATCATAAACTTCCTGGTTCATATGAAGAGCATCTTTCTCAACAAGAGCGGCTACAATTTTCTTGCAGCGTTCCTGACGAGCTTGAAGAACTGAGGCAAATTTCTTAGCCTGTTCTGCAGCCTTAATCTCCGCTTCTTTTGCGGTAATTGCAGCTTCTTTCTCCGCAAGAGCAGCTTCCTTAACCTTAAGAGCAGACTCTTTAAGTCCTAGTTCATCTTCGTGTGCTTCTTCTGCGCCTGGATGTTCATCCATTTTAGGTGCTTCTGGTTTCTCTTCAACTGGGGCAGCAATACCAGGAACTTCTGGCTTTGCAGCTGCTTCAGGTGGGAGACCAAGTACGGCTTTCAATAGAGGTAGAACGATAGCAACATCAGCTCCGAAACCATCTGGAAGACGTTTAATTTCCTGACCGTCTTTGTCAATAATAACTTCATTGGTTTCTTTGTCTTTATGGGCTGAATAACCTTCTCCGATATCAAGTTTCTCTGTTTTATCAAAAGCAGAAACTGCTCCTTCTGGAGCACCTTTCTCAGGTCCACCCATTGGTAGATCCATAGGCTTTTCATCGGCTGGCATTTCAGGCTTTACAGATTCCATAGGATCTTTATCAGCTGGCATTGGCATCTCAGTTGCAGCTTTCTTGTCAACTGATTCAATATCTTTAGGATCTTTCTTTAGATCCCCGCCTTCTCGTGAGCTTTCAGGAGCAGCACCTGCTGTTGCTTTAGAAAGGGCTGGCTTATCCTTAACAGCTTCAACTGGGGCAGAACTTTCACTCTTAGCAGCTTGAACTGATTTCTCAGGTTCAGTGCCCATGGTTTTCTTACCATCTGGATGAGTTGATTTTTCAACAGACTCTTCATCTTTCTTACCCTGTGGGGGAAGAGTTGTACCATCAACTGATTCTTCAGGTTTCTTCGTTAAATCGGGGGTCTTGTGCTCCTTATCACCTTGTGTACTTGTCTCAGGAGAGGCTGAAGGACCAGCACCACCAGGAACAGTTGTTCCTTGAACAGATTCTTCTACTTTATCACCCATAGACTTTTTGCCTTCGGGGAGTGTAGATCCATCAACTGATTCATCTGGCTTACCATCGGTAGCTTGCTTTTTCATATCGGTCTCCTGGGAAGATTTCTTGTCTGGGACAGCCATGCCTTTTTCACGAGCTTCGCTATAAGCAGCAGCAACAGCTTGGGCTTGTTCCATACCATCTTCTTTAATATGTTTTTCAGTGTGTTTCTTAATAAATTCTTGTGCTTCTGGTGAAAGTGCAGACCACTTAATTAATGCGTTCTGTTCTTTAGCAGACTTTTTCTCTTTCTTTTCGCCTTTCTCTTCCTCTTCCATACGCTCTTTACCTTCTGGAACATAATCAGTCTTCATTTCCTTCTCAGACTTTTCATGTTTCTTTTCTTCTGGATTCTTTGGTGTAGTCTTTACTTCTTTACCAGCTTCTGGTTTTGGTTCACTATAATCGGTTTTAACTTCTTTTGGCTTAGGGGCAGCGGGACCTGTCTGACCCTTCTCTTGCCCAGGCATGTCAATTTTTGTAACTGTCTTGACTTCTTTAGGAGCTGGAGCTGCAGGACCTTTCTGACCAGCTTCCTGTCCTGGTTTTTCAAATTTAGGATTTGTTGGATAATCGTGCTTCTTATTAGAAAGCCCTGTTGTAGGAGTTACTTTCTTGCCATCAGGACCAAGTTCTGGACCTTCAGCAGTTTTAGAAAGCTTATGACTTACATCCCAAGCATCAGCAAGCTTTGCAATACCATCATTGGTATAACGAGCTACGATCTCTTTAGCATACTCATCACTTGTTGCCCATCGTTGGTCATCAAAAGAAAGCAACTCAAACTGTGATCCCCAGATTTCCTTCAAGGAAGCTTCGAGTACTGTTTTGTCACCGTCATTAACTGACCATGTTGAATCTAAAACGTTATTTTTGTCTTCTGTAAATTTAGCTGTAATTTTAGGAGCCTTCTCAGAGGCAAGAGCATCTTTCACTTTAGCTACAATCTTGGAAAGGAATGATTCCTCTTTTGCGGCTGAATCAGCTACAACTTCCTTTGCAGCTTCATCATTTGCTTTCTTGGTCTTACCAAAAACGTAAGCCTCAAGCTGTTCCATCTCATATGCCGAAATTTTATTTAAAATCTTTTTTGTTTCCTCATTGGGAACAACGCTCTTATCAGCCATGGACGACTCCTTTTCAACTGGTGGGCAAATGCCACAAAAATCAGCTTTTAGTTTGATCTTGGTATTAGCATCAAGTTTGTCAAATAATTTATCCATCTGTGCAGCTAAGTCTAATTGCTCTTTCTTGGTCAAAGAACCTTTCTTCGACACTTGATTTTTCATATTAGACAAAACGGTTTTAATAACAGCTGTTGGATCTGCTGGAACACCAACAATGGAATCTTCATTGAATACAATGCCCTTATTGATAGAAAAGCAAGGAATCAAGTCACCTTTCTTAATATTGTATTCTGGAAAATCGATCTCAGCTTGGAATTCCTTACCAAGATTCATTCCCATATGCTCACATTTATCATCAGCATCGGAATGAAGGACCTTTCCACAAATAGAACAGATAGATTCTTCAACTGAACAACCCATACTTGTGCTGTTCAACTCACCTGTTTCAATCTTACGGCAAATCTCAGGGTGAAGAGTACGATCAATTTTTCCAACCAACTCAATGTAAAATTCACCAGTCTGGGGATCATCAATAGGCAAAGCGTCGATAATCTTACCAATGGAATACAAAGAACTCTCAGAATTATGATCCAAGAAAATATTTCGTCCAACGAAAGTCTCGTAAGCAGCTTCTAGCTCTTTACGAGGAAAATAGTCTTTATTGCCGTTGAAATTCCAGGCGCGACTGCCATCTTTATTAATAGGGCCTTGATCACCTGCAGAAATAGCACGAGCACGATAATATAAGAAGTCCGAATTCTTTGCTTCAATAACCTTGGAAACAACAGGCTTAGATGCCTCAACAGGTCTCTCAATAAGCAAATCTTCAGCAACGGCTGCTGTCTTTAAAATTCGTAAATGAGAACCCAACTTGATCAAACTCATAATAAATTATCCTTTAAATAATCCAGTAATCCAATGGGGTATCTTCTTACTAGTTTCTCTTTCTAAATCTCTCTGCCAATCCTCTATCTCTTCATCAGTATATTTAGGCTGAGCTGGAATAGATTCTTGAACATTCTCCTGTTCTAATTCATTGAGCCATTGCTCATATTCTTCAGGAGTTAAATCTCGCTTCTCAAAAGGGTCTTTAATCTGCTTATGCACTTCTTCAGGCACATAGCGTATTTTTTTCTCTGGTTTCTCAGGTACTCGCTCAACCTTTGGTTTAGGGGCTGGAGCCATTGGTCTTACTTGTGGCCTAGGTGCAGGAGCTGGTGCTGGAGGACGATTAGTTCCAATAGCTGCGTCTGTTTCACCATAGGAGTCAACTTCTACATCTGGAAGTCCTGCGCCACTGACTGTCAAAGTACAAGAATTATCACCTGGGTGCGAACGAGAAAATAAAGGTGCATCGTACTCTGTTGTTCTTAAAAAATCTTGAAGATCCCATACCTGCTTATTGAGATCTCGACATTGACCATGATGGGAGCCATTGGAATTCCACATCACTTGAGTGTAACCATCACGCAACAAATTTTGGAGAACAGGTCCCGTCATATCTTGACGATGATTTCCTGCTGCCTCTTTATTCAAGCGGCATATCCTCATTGCCTTAACAGCTAGATTTGATAGCCACTTTTCTTCCATGATTACACCAATTAAATTTATTTTTCAAACGAGAAGCAAGGATTTGGTTTATTGACACATACCAAACAATAACCATCTCCAACATGACATACAGCACCGAATCCAACAGAAATATTTCCAGCTCGGCCTGTATGAGCTAACTGAATACATCCACATTTCTTACACTTGTCGTTCACTGATTTTGCTCCTCTTAACGTATTCTTCTTCTAAAAATTCTAAATTGTCGTCGGAGATCCAACCCGTATTACAGTCACAAAACTGATGAGCCACATCATAATCTTCACTCAATAACTCATGGCACATTTTCAAACCATGATGATTATGACTTTCCCAACAATGCCCACACGTTCTACACTTGCTGTCGCTTGGCATATTTATATTCCAAAAATTCTAAATTGTCTTTGGGCAAAAATTCTATACAGCAACAACTCCCATTCACAATATATTGACATCGACTTGGCAAATACTTCATATCCGTATGAGATATATAGGAATGCTGGCAACTGCGACATTTATCAAAACTTCTTGGATTCCTGATCTTTCTGAGAGGCATTACTTAGGCTCTTCAATACCATGCTTCTCTAGAATTGCTTTAGCAAATTTGATTTTATCGTAGCAATCATCTTTGATTGTACGCTGAAGCTGCGTTAAGTTTCTTTCAGAGATATCGGAGATTCGGACAAGATCCAAAACTCGGCCCATGTACTTAACCATCACAGCTTCAAACATGATAGGAACATTCAATTCCCCATCTTCTGTAATGTAAACTAGCTCTTTCTTTTCGCGTTTTTCATTGTCATGTGGCATAAATGTCCTCTCTTTACTTGACTTTTGCATCTAAAAATCGGTCAGAGCGTAGTGCTCCTATATTCTTGCAAAAATATGATACTTTTTTACT